TTGGTTCCCGAGTTTAGTCATATGTCCAATCGCCCCGGCATCGGGGCGGAGTGGTATAAGAAGTTTGCGCGTGAGGTGTACGGTCGTGATGGGAGTGTTGACTCTGTCGTTATCAATGGTAAGGAAGTCAAGCCGCCACGGTATTATGATAATTTGTTGAAGTCGGCGGATGATTTCCGTTCGGATGTGGTAGAGTATTTTCGTGTTGAGAGAGGCAAGTCTATCGCGAAGGATAATACTCCGGAGCGGCTTGCCGTTCGTGAGGTCTGTGCGAAAGCACGGTTGTCGTTTAAGAAGAGGAGTCTGTGACTATGGAACTGTTTGTCATGTCGGTTCGTGATATTGCGGTTGATTCGTTCGGTGCGCCGTTTTGCGCGGTGAAGATCGAGAAGGCGCGCAGGGATTTTGGTGATGCGGTGAACGATGACAGTTCCCGCGATAATAAGTTTTATCTGCATCCCGAGCATTTCGAGTTGTATCATCTTGGGATGTGGAATGATGAAACGGGTTTGTTCAATACGTTTCCTAACCCGAGGCAGATCTGCGTCGGGTCCGAGCTGAGGAAACCCTCGAGGGTTTGACCAGGTCGTTTGGTTGGGGGGCTTCGGCCCCCCTTTTTTTGGCTTGTCAATAGGGAGTTTACTTATGCATCGTAATAAATCTGTCAATACGCATCAGTTTGCGATGATTCCGCGGGCGGATATTCCGCGGAGTTCGTTTCGGATGCAGAAGGCGTTGAAAACAACGTTTAATGGGGGGTTTATTGTTCCGATCATGGTGGAGGAAATTTTGCCGGGTGATACGTTTAATGTGCGTATGACGGCGTTTTGTCGTTTGGCTACTCCGTTGTATCCCGTGATGGATAATTTGCATCTGGAGTCGTTTTTTTTCTTCGTGCCGAATAGGCTTGTGTGGTCGAATTGGCAGAAGTTCATGGGTGAGCAGGAGAATCCGGACGATCCGATAGATTTCTTGGTTCCTGAGTCGACGTCGCCGAATGGCGGTTATGAGGTTACGTCGCTGCAGGATTATATGGGTTTGCCCGTGCAGGGGCAAGTGTTGAATCCCGGTGATTATACGCATTCGGCGTTGCCGTTGCGTGCGTATAATTTGATTTATAACGAGTGGTTCCGGGATGAGAACCTTCAGGATTCTGTGGTTGTCGATTTGGACGATGGTCCGGATGATCCGTTGGATTATGTGTTGCTGAAGCGTGGCAAGCGGCATGATTATTTTACGTCGTGCTTGCCGTGGCCGCAGAAGGGAGATCCGGTAGGGATTTCTCTTGCGGGTGAGTTGCCTGTGAATCGTGTTTCGAATGCGGACGGTTGGTTAGCGTATTTGTCGGGATCGAATGTTGTGTCCGACAATGGCAACGTCACCATCAATTCGGCGTTGGCGAATGGTCCGGGCTCGGTTGCCGGTGTGACCGGTGCGGTGCCCGGTATGATTTCGTTTGATCCTAATGGTGGTTTGGTTGCTGATTTGTCCGAGGCGACAGCGATTACGATTAATGCGCTGCGCCAGAGTTTTCAGATTCAGAAGTTGTTGGAGAGGGATGCCCGTGGTGGTACGAGGTATACGGAGATTGTGCGGTCTCATTTCGGTGTCATTTCGCCTGATGCTCGGCTTCAGCGTCCTGAGTATCTTGGAGGTGGCCATACCTTTGTTAATATTAATCCGGTGGCGCAGACCAGTGCGACGAGTGTTACGGGTTCTACTACGCCGCAGGGTAACTTGGCCGCTATGGGTACTGCCTTGGCGCAAGGTCATGGGTTTACGCAGTCGTTTACGGAGCACGGTTACATTATCGGTCTGGTTAACGTTCGTGCTGATCTTACTTATCAACAGGGGAAGCGCCGGTTTTGGTCACGGCGTACCCGGTACGATTATTATTTCCCCGTTTTTGCCGCGCTTGGTGAGCAGGCGGTGATGCAAGAGGAGATTTATTGCAATGGTTCCGGCGCGGCTCCGACCACGGTGTTCGGGTATCAAGAACGGTGGGCGGAGTACCGGTATAATCCGTCGCAGATTACCGGTCATATGCGGTCAGGTGTCGAGGATACGACTGACCAGTGGCATTATGCGCAGTTGTTCGGCGATGGTAATTCGCAGGCGACTGCGCCGACGTTGAATTCGACGTTTATTCAGGATACGGCGACGTTGGATGGTATCAATCGCACGTCGGCGGTTACAGATGCGACGGGTGTGCAGTTTTTGGCTGATTTCTTTTTCGATATCCGTGCTGCACGTCCGATGCCGTTGTATAGTGTTCCTGGGTTGATCGATCACTTCTAGGAGATGTTTATGGATGATGAAGTCGCATGGATGATGATCTATGCGTCGTTGATCGGTTTTGAACGGCATCCTGGGAATAAGGAGCGTTTGCAGCCGATTGAGTTGGCGCAGTTGGCGGACGATTATTTTTATCATTATCAGGTCCGCCGGGAGGTGCGCACATGGGTGCCATCCTCGCCTCGTTAGCTGGTGCCGCGATTGGCGGTGGCCTTTCGTATATGGGTCAGAGGGATGCCAATCGTGCGAATGTTGGTATGTCGCGGCAGCAGATGGAGTGGGAAGAGCGGATGTCTAATACGGCGATGCAGCGCAGGGTTAAGGACCTGCGTGCTGCCGGGCTTAATCCGATGCTTGCGTACCAGAATTCCGCGAGCACTCCGTCTTATAGTCCTGCTCGTGTTGAGTCTACCACTAGTGAGCTTGGTCGCGGTATTTCTTCTGCTGGGCAGGCTATTGCAACTCAGAAGCTTATTCAGGCGCAAATAGCTAATACGGAGGCGTCTACGCGTAAGACGAATGCGGATGCGCAGTTGGTTGAGGCGCAAGTTCCGTTTTCGGCCGCGAATGCGGCGATGTCGTCGGATCAGATAATGATCCAGACGAATAAGCTTGCGCGTGAAGCCGAGAAGGCTATTTACGAGATGCAGAAGTCTCGTTCTGACGTTGAGGAGTTGCGGCCGTTGGTATTGCAGTATCAGCGGTTGTTGAATCAGGCGGCCGCTGCTGGTATTCCGGAAAAGGAAGCTCTTAAGAAGTTTTACGAGACGGTTCCGGAAGCGAAGTGGTTGGCTATTGTTAAGCAGTTGTTGAAGTAGGAGGATATTATGTCACGTCGTATTTTCCGTTCGGGTGATTATTCGACGGCGGATGAGGTTTCACGTGGAACGTTTTTGGATTGTAGTGTCGAAGAGTCGCGGACGCGTCAGTCGTTTGCGGCGGATGCGGATATTAATCAGTTGGTCAAGCGTTTTGGCGTGACTGGTTTGGCTCAGCGGCATCCGGTACAGCCCGCGACGGTTCAGTTGTTCGAGGATGTTTTCGATTTTCAGTCGGCTATGAATGCCGTTGTTGATGCTGAACGCCGTTTTGCAATGTTGGACGCTAAGGTGCGTCGTCGGTTTGGTAATGATCCGCAGGAGTTCGTGGAGTTCTGTTCGGATCCTGCGAATGCGGATGAAATGATTAAGTTGGGGCTTGCAACGCGGCGTGAAGTTGTGGATAATGCTCCTAAGCCGGATGTACCGGCGGGAGACGGTGATGTTCGACCAGAAGTCGATGTTGGAAAGGGAGCTAAAGTTGGCAAGGTCCCGAAGGGACGCGCAGGAGCTGACGCTCCGTCAGAGTGAAGAAGCTTTGAAGTTTGCGGAGGATAATGGAATGTCCGGGTTGGCCGCGTCGGCGGCCAACCGGGTTAAGCGTCAGCGGGATTCGTTGGCGGTGACGACGAAGGCGATTACTGAGATGGAGAAGGCGATGGTTGCGGTTACGTCGCCGCAGATTGATGTCGAGGATGTTGCGGGTGTCGCGCCGAGTTCGGATCCGCCTGAGCCGCGTCGGCGGCGTTGATGCACAGTTTTCACTAGATGTAACTGTGCTAGGTGACAGCGGCTTGTCCGCTGTCTTTGGCAGGCGTAGCCTGCCGGTGGACCTCCTGGTGCTTCCCAGCCATACACCCAGGAGGTCTTTTGGGGGTGCTCTGACCTCACGACAGGCACCCCCCGTTTTTCCCTGGTAAACCTCTGGAGGTTTGTATGCGTCCCTTGAATCGTCGTGGAGTGTCGAAGCATAAGTCTTCGCGTAAGTTTCGGCGTAATGTTGGTAGGACGAAGGCCGCGAATTTTATTGGGCCTATGCGTGGTGGCCTGAGGATTTAGTTTGTGCCGTGTTATCATCCCCTGTCCGCTTATCAGACGGTGGCAGGGGATATTCTGTTTTATGAGAAGGGTACTGAAGGGAAGTCTGAGTCATCTCGTCGTCAATACGAAGCGCGTAATGATAAGCATATAAAGCGCTATTTGACGTTACCTTGTGGTCAGTGTATCGGTTGTCGTTTGGAGCGTTCGCGACAATGGGCTATGCGTATTATGCATGAGGCTCAAATGCACGAACATTCTTGTTTTATAACTCTAACGTATGATGATGAACATCAGGATGATGTGTCTTTGAATTATCGCCACTATCAGTTATTTATGAAGCGCCTCCGATTTCATTTTAAGGGGCAGCGTATTAAGTTTTATATGTGTGGCGAATATGGCGACCAGACTGGTCGCCGTCATTTTCATGCTTGTTTGTTTGGTGTGCAGTTTGAGGATAAGGAGGTTTATCGTGAGTTACCTTCCGGTCATACTATTTTTGTGTCTCGCGTGTTGGCCGATCTTTGGGAGCGTGGTTTCTGTTCTATTGGCGAACTTACTTTTGAGTCAGCCGCGTATGTGGCGCGGTATTGTTGTTCGAAGGTTACTGGTAAGAATGCTGAAGAGCATTATACGCGTTTTGATCAGTATACCGGTGAAGTTTATCAGTTGGTTCCCGAGTTTAGTCATATGTCCAATCGCCCCGGCATCGGGGCGGAGTGGTATAAGAAGTTTGCGCGTGAGGTGTACGGTCGTGATGGGAGTGTTGACTCTGTCGTTATCAATGGTA